AAATTGGCATCAGCAACTGTCGAATGAGCAAGAGTCGTAGCGGTTTTGGCAGCATAAGTTGCTTCCAAACCGACTAGCTTGTAGGCTTCGATGAGGGCTTCATAGGTCCAGAAATCAAATTTCGGTCCGGAGAATGAGCAATCGTCACCATAAACAAGGTAGTAGAACTCTTTGAACCACTGCTTGGGATAGTAGGGCTTCCCAGCTTTCTTCGCAACATAGCAGTAGACGGCGCAGGAGGAGGCAGCATTGACGCCACCATTCCAGGGGGTTGTGGTAAATTTTCCAGATGGCGACCACACGCCAGGGACGGTGTAAATCACGTGTCCAACAATATGAACCGAATGGTAATCGATTTCAGCTAAGCGCGTTCGCGCACGGTTGTCCACATGATGAGGATCAGGGTTGTACCAGGAGCAAATTGAGGCACAATGGAGTTCTGAGGAACGGCTCCAAACTTGAGTGGTATCATATTTGGAGTAATCGAAAAACCAGTGGGCTAGTTCATCGTTGTACCAGACTTTCATCAGGCGGGTTCCTTCATTGGACCATGTGTCAATACCACAGGCATTTCCCTTTCCGTCACCAATTCGTCGAGTGTAGTCAGTCGCGGCTACCCAAACACCAAAGTACATGCGGTCAACAATAACTTTGTGAACGGGGCTTGCGTTAAAGACACGGGCACGATCGACTTTTTCTGGGAGAAGGAGTTCATCCTTGAGGGTATCAGTGTAGATAACATTGTGGGTATCTCTTCTGTATTCAATGTAATCGATAAGGTCATCGATCATTTGTTGAAGATAGGGACCGGGCATATATTTTCCATCACTGTCACGAACAAAGAGGCTCTCCTTTCCTGAGGTATAGCCAGGAAGCTTGGTGAATGGATATCCGGGGGACGTCTTCATGTCGAGGGGCTCGAGGACGCCGGGGACACCATTGATAGCTTCGAAAAGAGTCAACTTGCGTCGAGTCATTCCAGGTGGCGCTCTCAGATCTCTGTACAAGTATTTGTAGGCTTCACCGAGTAATGGATAAATCTCATCATCGATGTAACGCATTTGAACTTTCTTCATGAACACGTTGTACGGGGAAGGTTTTCCTGGTTGGGGGCGGAGGTGGGCAGGGAGTCGGTGAGGAACACGGAATTTGCCATACATTGGGGTCTTGCGGAGTGCAGTTTTGTTTGGGAGGGAGCTTGATAACTTAGCCTCACCAAGAACAACAGCAACTTCGGGGAGCTCGTAATGATGGTCAACAGTGGTGCTTTTCAGGAAGACAGGGTCTAGTCCACACTGGGCCTCTTTGGATTGGGCGAAACTCTGGGCTTCGCGGTGATTTTTGGGAATGGGAATGGAACTTCGCAATTCGGTCAGCAATTCTTGGGACACTAGGGTCACGTCGGAGGTTTGTTCATCTCCAGCGCAGTGTATACCCATGATATTGCGAGGGCCAAGTGCGACGTTATAGCAGAACGCTAATTCACCACAGTCACCACGGTTTCCAGGGATGGGGAGGCTCAGTCCAATGGGAAGATAGATGTTGTCAAAAGGATCATGGAAGTTGAGTACTTTGATGGTTGGATGGTCATTCTTTAGGACGACGTAACATTCTTTATTGTCACGCGAGCGAAGTTTTCCAGTCAAACCACCAATGTTCTCAATGTCATTTTCGAGAATAAAGTGCTTGGTAATGTCGGGCATAGCGGGGAATGCTTTGTTAGGGATCATCAAGAGCATTGTATCAGTATCTCGGGAAAGAACAATTGTAGCTTCGGGCCTTCTGAATCCATGCTTTCCATGGACAGTGATGATATCGAGATAGTCACAGGTCTTGAGGGCGGGGTAGTAATGGTAATTTAGTAGAATCTGATTTCCACCAATAGCAACTCCTCTCCAGACTCTGATTCCATCAGTGATGTAGACATAGCTAGTGCAATATCGCATCATATCATCAGTTTGAGTATTGGACTGTGCCTCTTTCGAAACGACTACGGGTCGGCCTTGGAGCTTGGCGAGTCGTGCGAGGCGGGCTTGGTGAACATTTCCAGCAGAGTAAGAGGTGGCTTGGGCTTCTTTCGAAGTCGGAGGTGCGGGGGCAAGTAACCACATTAGTGCTTTGAATGCAACAACCAATCCTGCAAGGGCAAGATAGAAGGACACAATGTTGAGGGCGGCATCGACTGTTTTAGAGGCAATGCGGTAGAGGATGGCACACTTGGCGACACCAGTAATGGCGGATTTTACACCGTCACGTATGGCGACGTATAGGCGAGCATACCAAGGAGGGGGTTTTTCAGGGTCAGCGGGATGAGTGGGTTCGGGGTCAAGGAGGTCGACGAATTTAATTTGACTTCCTCCCATGTGATGTACAAGTTCGTAGAATTCTTTTTCTTCGAGGTTCATGTCATCTTTTGTCATGGGGAGGTAATCGCTATGGAATGTTTCCACAGCATCGTCTTTGGCCATTTGAACGAATCTGTCAAAATTCACCAATACGGGATTAGCGATGGGGCGAAGTTTTGTAAAGACTCTGAAAACGTCGTTGGGGATATGAAGATTGTCTTGCGCTTGGCGGCGCAATTCTTCGATGTTGTAACCGAGGTCAGCAAAATGGTCTTCAGCGGGTCGGGTGTTGGCGGTATGGTCGCGCTCGTGTTGATTACGGCGGCGAACCATTTGGACAGCCAACTCCGATACGGAGATACCGTTTTCCCAGTGGTTATCATCTGAAACGCGGATCGCATTCCAATTGATTGAGCCATTGGGAAGGGCGGGAAGACGGTGAACATCGTGTGGAACTGCAGGGTCGCAGACCACATACTTCTTGAAGTGCATACGACGATCGAGCGCTTCTTTGTCACGAATGAGATTGTTGAAATCGTCGTGACCACGATTTGTGGTACCGAAAACGTAGTGAGACTGGTCGTAGACTAATCCTTTATAGTCAACGCGGGACATGTTGTAGAACAGAGGTGCGCTATTGATAAGGACGAGCCAGGCGAGTGCGTCTTTTGTGTTGTCTTCGGCTTTGGAACAGGCGGCGAATTCTTCAACTTGAATGAATGATTGGTTTGTGTAGCCATCGTCATAGTCTGAGCCAGCAGCTTTGCGGTGCAATTGGGGAGCTGGAACTGGCTTGATGGCGTGGATCAAATGGAGCAAATGGTCAACAAGTTGAGTCTTACCTTTACCGGCAGGACCGACAAGCATCAGCGAAACGGGAGTAACGCGAGCGACGGCAACACTGGAGGTGGCAAGAATATCGGCGCGGGTCTTTTGAAGGGCGGCGTAGGCGGCACGGAAACGAATAACAGGGGCAGCGTCTTGGTCAATGGTGGCAACTTCTAGGGCAAGTCGTTGGCAACGTTGAAGGAAGACAAGGGTCGAGTCAGCTTCGTCTTTCGTGCGGTTGGGGTTGGAAATGATAGATTGGAATGGAATGAGTTCGGCGTAAAAATCGTCGATCTTCTGATATACCTTGTAGGTGTGGGAGTCGAATAGTGGATATCCGCAAACCCAGATGGACAGGGCATTGAGGACACTTTTCAGAAGTCGTTGAATCATACCAAACAGTTCAAACACATTGCGGATTCCAACCACAGTGGTGGAGAACGTTTTAATACGGTCGATGAGGTTTTTAAAGCCATCACCGAAACCAAAGCAGTGGGCGAGTGCGGAATACAAATCACTCACGCATTGGACTATATCGGACGTTGAGAGTGTGAACTCTTGTGCAAATCGGCGAGGAAGGAACAGGGGAACCCGAGTGGGCTCCTCATGCTCCCCCCATAGATTCGCATACATGTGGGCGGGGAGTTGCCAAGCAATGGGATGAAGTGTGGGACTGAGCTTTGGGGCCCAGTACTTCGTAGCAAAGTTTGGCGAGACACGGTACACTTTTCGCGCAGGACGGTATGGGACTGCTTTCGGGACGTAGGCAGAGAACCAATAGGCGAGTGCGTAGGCATAGTATTTGGGGGCGAGTGTACAGAAGAGGGTGTAGGGGAAGGATGGACCGGAGGCGATCTCATCGATTCCTACCCAGGTCTTCAACTGGCCTTTGGCGGCAAAATAAGCCATCATCAGGGTTTCGT